ACAATCAATACGACAATCGTAGAGATTGAAACCGAAACAGAAACCGAAAGCGAGACAGCTGTGGAAAATACTCCAGAGACAGTTGCAGCACCAGCAGTAGAAGCAGCAGCGGTTGAAGCTGCTCGCCCTGTGGTAACAGCAACTACATTCGTGCGTGAGCGCGTAGCACCAATTACATCAGCACAATATCTAGAAGCAAACATCAAGGCAGCACTTGGTGATGACGAAGCTCGCCGCACAATTCGTGCCGCCGATGATTCGACTTCAACCAACACTGGTTTGACATTGCCATCCCATCTAAATACTTTTATTACAGATACATTTGTAGGCCGTCCAGCATTTGAAGCAGCTACACGCGGCTCACTTGCAGGAATTGACGGAATGTCTTTCACTGTACCTCGTCTTTATACTAATGCGAGCACTCCAGATGTTGCTCCAACAGTTGCAGATACAAACGAAGGTGCAGCACCATCAGAAACTGGGATGACCTCAGCTTATGACACGATTTCAATCGAGAAGTTCAGTGGATTGCAGCGTGTCAGTTTTGAGCTCGTAGATCGCAGCTCTCCAGCGTTCATGGAACTGATGATGGCAGAACTTCGCAAGGCATACGAGAAGGCAACAGATGCAGCACTTCTAGCAGCTTATGTATCTTCAGGAACAACAGCAGCAACAACAGCAGCAACAGCAGCTGGATTACAATCATTCGTATCCGTAGAAGGTGCAGCAGCATACAAGGGCACAGGCGGAGACTTTGCTAACAAGCTCGTTGCATCGACTGATGCTTGGGCGGCTATTGCAGGATTTGCGGATAGCACTGGACGAAGCCTCTATTCTGCTCAAGGCGCTACACAGAACGCATCAGGCAACGCAGTTGCTACAAGCGTTGTAGGTGGCGTACTTGGTACAGACCTAATTGTTGATCACAACATCTCAACATCTGGCGTAGTCGATAACTCAATGTTCTTGGTTGCTCCAGCTTCTGTCTACACATGGGAATCACCAACAACACAACTTCGCGTAAATGTTCTAACATCAGGCGAAATCGAAATCAACCTTTACGGATACCTAGCAATTTACCTTGCTAAGTCAGGTAAGGGTGTTCGCAAGTTCAACCTAACTTAATAAATAGGTAACTAAGTCGCTCTCAGGGGTAGTAGCCCTCTACCCCTGAGAGTCTTTAGAAAGGATCATCATGGCATTAACAACAGTTGCAGAGCTTCGCTCTACGCTTGGTGTTGGCACTCTATACACAGATGCAGTTCTTGAGTCTGTCTGCGATGCCGCCGATGCAGTCCTTTTGCCTATGCTGTGGACTAACACAACATACAACATTGCACATAGCAACACAGCAACTACAGGCACACTTTACTTTCAAGACAAAGTAGAAAAAGTTTTTTATGTAGGTCAAACAGTAGTTATTAGTGGCAACGGATCTAAGCACAACGGATCAAAGACTCTCACTGGTGTAGGTGATTACAACATCACTTATGCAATTACAGGTAACAACAACATTCCAGCAGTAGAGCATCCAGTACAACCTTTTGGCGTAGTCACAGCAGATACTTATGTGGACTGGACTCTAGATCAAGCAGTACAAAATGCAGCTTTGATGATCGCTGTTGAAATCTGGCAAGCAAGAACCGCTACTCTCTCAGGTTCTAATGCCGTTGATTTCCAGCCATCCCCGTACAGAATGTCCGCGCAATTATTGGCGAAAGTACGGGGATTGATTTCTCATGCACTCGCACCAACTTCAATGGTGGGCTGATGCCAGTTCCAATTACCACCCTTAGAACTACCTTAGCCACAGCTTTAGTAGATAATACAAAGTATCAAGTTTTTGCTTTTCCGCCAAGCACGATTCTTGCAAATTCTGTAATCGTCAGTCCTTCCGATGAATACATTGTGCCAACAAATAACCAGCACATAGGCATTAGTCCTTTGGCTAACTTTCGGTTGATTATTACGACCAGCCTGTTCGACAACGAAGGCAATTTGAATGGCATAGAAGATTTTGTTTGTGCCGTGTTTAAGAAGCTATCTACATCAGGTTTAACCTATAATGTAAGTGCAGTAAGCGCACCAAGTATTCTCAATGTTGCCAGTGGGGAACTGCTCAGCTGCGAGATGTCCGTATCCATTTTAACAAGTTGGGAATAACCATGTCCGATTGGGAAAAAGAGAACGAAGCCTTTCTGATTAAAATCGGACAGGTTGCACCATCAGCATCAAAGCCAGCATCTACTAAGAAAGACGAGGAATAAAAATTGGCCGTATTCTTAAATAACAATGTCGGGGTCAAAATTAACTCCGTTGATCTTTCCGACCATGTAACAGCAGTAACAATTAACCGCGTATTTGATGAACTAGAAGTAACTGCTATGGGTGACTCATCTCACAAGTTCGTAAAGGGATTAGAATCATCAACAGTAACTATTGACTTCCTAAACGACACAGCTACTGCAAGCGTATTGCAAACACTTCAAGCTGCATGGGGAACAACTGTCACAGCAGTATTCTTACAGACAAAGGGAACAGCGGTAAGTGCAAGTAACCCTTTATATACCGTCAGTCTGCTCATCAACAACACAACCGATATTTCGGGAGATGTCGCAAGCATCGGGGTACAATCGATTACATTTACTGCTAACTCAACAGTGGCAGTAGCATCTACAGGTACTTTCTAAACAACTAACAAAGGGGCAAAACATGGCAAAACTTAAGATAGTTCGACAAGATGGAAGCGTATTAGAAGGCGAGATTACTCCAGCAGTGGAGTACGCATTTGAACAATATGCTAAGAAGGGCTTTCACCAAGCTTTTCGTCAGGATGAGAAGCAGTCGGATGTCTATTGGTTGTCGTGGGAAATTACACGCAGGTCAGGTGAGACTGTTAAGCCATTTGGGATGGAATTTATCGAGACACTCAAAAGTGTCGAGGTGCTTGATTCAGACCCTTTAGCTTAAAGCGCGATCTCCCATTCACCTACCTTATTGCTAGGCTAAGCATAAGGTTAGGGATCGCGCCACAACATTTATTAGAGCTAGACCGAGTAATGTTAAATGCATTGCTAGAAGGTCTAAAAGATGAAGCGAAGGAGATCAAAGATGCCAACAGAAGTCGTGGGCGCGGTCGGACTTCGTAGGGCTTTGGCTAATTACGCTCCAGACCTAGCAAAAGAATTAACCAAAGAACTTGGCAAAATTCTCAAGCCAGTAGTTGCAGAAGCTCGTTCATTTGTGCCGCCTTCATCTCCTATGAGCGGATGGCAACCTCGAGCATTTTCTGAGGCAAGATTTCCTATGTATGACTCAGGCGTAATCCGCAGAGGCATTATCTACAAAACTACACCTTCTCAGCCTAACCGCAATGGCTTTGTCAATACAATCAGAATCCAAAACAAAAGCATGATTGGTGCTATCTATGAGACTGCTGGCCGCAAGAATGGTCAAGGTCAAAATTGGGTAGGCCCTAAAGCTGGTGGCGCAAGCAAGGGTGTATCTCGATCTGTGAATCGCTATGCTGGCAATCAGTTTATTTCTAATCTTGGTCAGCTCTATGGCCCTAACAAAAAGGGAGACCATCGCATGATGGGTCGCTTAATCTTTAGAGCGTGGGCTAAGACTCAAGGTAAAGCTAACGCTTCTGTGTTTAAGGCTATTGAAAATACAACTGCTCAATTCAATAAGAGAACAGAAATAGTAGATTTGAGGAGAGCCGCATGAGCAATGTAGCCATTAACATTGCCGCGGAGTTCACAGGCAAAAAGGCGTTTAAGCAAGCCGAAACAGCAACACAAAAACTAACTGGCAATGTCAAGAAGTTAGCCGCTGCAACAGGTATTGCTTTTGGAGCAAATGCTATCCTTGCCTATAGCAAAGCATCCGTTAAGGCTTTTGCTGAGGATGAGGCAGCAGCTCTAAGACTGACCAGAGCAGTAGAAAATCTAGGCATTGGCTTTGCTAATCCTCAAATTGCTGAATACATAGCCAATCTTGAGAAGTCTGCTGCTATTGCAGACGATGTTCTTCGTCCAGCGTTTCAGCGCTTATTGACCACGACAGGTTCATTGGCTCAGTCTCAAAAACTTCTCAATGATGCAATTACTATCAGCCGAGCTTCTGGCATTGATCTTGCTACAGTCACAGAAGATTTAGGTAAAGGCTATGTTGGAATTACTCGCGGTTTAGTAAAATACAACACAGGCTTGACTCAGGCAGAATTAAAAACTAAATCATTTTCAGACATTTTAGGCATCATACTTAATCGATCAGCAGGGGCAGCAGAAGATTATTTAACTACTACTTCGTACAAAATGGAAGTTTTAGGTATAGCCACAGGTAATGCATCAGAGATTATTGGCGAAGGCTTAATTGATGCTCTAGCTCGTCTTGGTGGCGGCACAGAAGCCAGCGATGCAGCCAAAGCCATTGAGACTTTAGCAAAGGCTTTTAACTTTGTAACACTATCTATAGGCACAGCAGGTGGCGGATTAACTAGCGTACTAAGAAACCTAAAGAACCTACCTAAGAATATCTTTGAAGGTTTTGTAGGAAAGCAAACTGGTATCAATCCACCAGCTGCAAGTAAGCCTACACCTACGCTAACTCTCAGCGAAAAGAAGCAACAGCAAGCATTAGCAGCTTTAGAAGCAGCGGCAATCAAACGACAGAAAGAATTAAACGCTCTTAAGAATAAGCAATTAGATACACAAAAGAAACTAGCTGCTGACAAATTAAAGCAGGCCGCTTTAGATAAGGCTGCTTTAGTTCTTGCTCAAGGTAAAAAGGTATTTGATGAAGAAGGCATCCAGTTAGCTGCTGCCGCTCAAGGCAAACTGACAGAAGAAGAACGAGTCAGAATTGCCTTAAAGAAAGACATCTATGATCTAGAAGCAGCAATCAATGAAGAAAACCTAAGTGCTGCCGCTCGCCTTTCTAGCAGCCTAGTTGCCAATGCTCAGAAGTTATCAGCGCTTCGAGGAGACATGATCAACTTAGGTAATGTGCCTAATCCATTCACGGAATGGTTAGCAACCCTTCAACAGATGGCAGCTGAATTCGCTAAACTTGCTAACATTGCACCAACACCAACAACAACAACACCAATGAACAGATATACTGCCGCTGATGTTAATACTGAATCCATCGCAGCTGCCTCTCTAGCGCAAGGATTAAACGCTGGACTTGCATTGCCACAGGCTCTTTCTGGTGCTCGTTATGCTGCACAGGGAGCAGCCAATTACATTGTTAGTGTAAATGTTGGTGGGTCAGTGACAACAGAGCGCGATCTAGTTAATGCCATTACTCAGGGTATTTACAATAATCAATCTTCTGGAATCCCAATCACCTTCTCGACAAGTTACAAATAATGACATTACCAGCAACCCCTATTGTTAAGATCAACCTAACTGGCGGAGCTTCATTTGGCGAACCTTTTGTCTTGGGAACTTCTCGTTTAGGATTTGCTGAACTTGCTTCTAGCTCAACGGTCATTGTAGATGTATCGAATCAAGTATCTAAAATTGATACTCGTAAAGAACGCAATCTATTTCAAGACCAGTATTTATCAGGCACAGCCACAGTTCGCATTATTGACGAAACAGGCGCGTGGAATCCACAGAATGTTTCGAGTCCTTATTATCCAAACCTAGTACCTTTACGCTCTATACAGATTTCAGCCACTTATGGCGGAACAAACTATGGAATCTTCAAAGGTTACATTACAGAATATCTTTACACATATCCGCGAGATCAAGAAATTGGATATGTCGATTTAATCTGTTCAGATGGATTCAAGCTCCTATTCAATTCCAATGTCACTACTGTTACAGGTCAAGCAGCAGGACAAGACACAGGCACACGCATTGACAAAATTCTCAACACAGTGGGCTGGCCTTTAAGCCAAAGATCAATTCAGACAGGCAATACAACTTGTGTAGCTGATCCTGCAACAGTGCGCACAGGCCTTGCGGCCATCCAGACAGCCGAATTTACAGAGCAGGGGGCTTTCTATGTGGACAAGTCTGGCAACGCTGTGTTCAAGAACCGTCAGTTTGTTTATGATGCACAAGCTGTAGCACCTACTAAATTCTCCAATGCCACAGGATCTTCAGACATTCCTTACGCTGGCATTACCTTTGCTCACGATGATAAAACCATTGTGAACTCAGCTAGCGTAACTAGAATTGGTGGCACAGTTCAGACTTATACCGATGCCACATCTGTGACCCAATACTTCTTACATTCCATTACAGCTACAGACATGCTTATGCAAACAGATGCCAATGCCTTAGCCCTAGCAACTGCTTATGTCACCAGCCGTAAAGACACCACAATACGAATTGACTCCATCACCCTTGATCTAGTAACCCTTGCTTATGGGGCTGGCATAGTCGCAGCTTTAGATCTTGATTACTTTGACACAATGGAAATCACCAATGTAAATGTGTCGGGTACTACGATTGTCAAGAAGCTCCAATGTCAGGGCATAGCCCACAGCATCACCCCTAACACATGGAAAACCACTTTGACCACGCAAGAGGCTTTACTCGATGTTATGTACTAGAATTGACCCTATGAAAGAGGTGTGCTAATGGCTGTTGGATTCCCAACCAAAGTGAGTTATGCGGACGGAGATGTGTTTTCCGCAAGCGACATAAATGACACAAATGGAACTATTAACTTAATTAAGCCTACTGCTAAAGGCGATATATTCGTTGGCAGCGCGGCTAACACTTATACCAAATTGGCAGTCGGTGCTAACGACACAGTTCTTACAGCCGACTCAACAACAGCCACAGGAACTAAGTGGGCTGCCGCTATAAGCCCTAACTTGACTGTTGCTCAGATTGCATCAGGATCATTAAGCGGTGCAAGCGTGACTTTGAGTTCTTTGACTTCATATAATTATTTAGTTCTAAACCTAACAAATGTTGGACACACAGCCACCTCAGTTGATTACATTAAAGTAAATAGCAGCACAGCAGCAAATATGTTTCAAGGTGCTGGCTTTGCTCAGACAGGTTCTACAACAAGCGGCTGGGCGCAGTCAGATGCTTACCTTTATTACACTTATGAAGCAGCGCAAGCATCATCATCACCGAATAGCGGATTTACAATTACTTTAACAAACTGCAAAAATGCTGGCTTCACTTCTTATCGTGTAACCAGTGCTTACAAAAACTCAGCAGCAACTAGGACTATTGAGCAACACGAAGGAATGTTTGTAAGTGCTGCGGCTATTTCTAGTCTTGAACTTATTGGCGGTAGTAACTTTAACGCTGGTACTTATACACTTTGGGGAGCATGATGTTTAGATTAGAACACGATGCAGAAACAGGCGAAGTAAAAGAGATTCAATTATCTGTTGAAGAAATTGAAGCACTTGAAGCAGAAAGAGCAGAAGCGTTAGCAGCTTGGCAAGCGCGTAAAGCGGCTGAACAAGGATAATGAAACCCCTACTGTGCAAAGCTGGTCAGCAACTTCGTGAACAAATCGATGATGCCTTTCCTGATAGAGATCGTAAGTCGGATGGTTGGATAGGCGATGCTCGCCACTCAGCAAAGAAGTCAGATCACAACCCTGATTATTCCAATAAAAATAGTGAATGGGCAATGGTCAGGGCTATTGATGTGGACAAGGATCTCGACTCACGCGCCAATACAGGTGCTTATCTTGCCGATCAGATTCGCCTATGCGCCAAGAAAGACAAGCGAATCTCTTATGTTATCTTCGCAGGAAAGATTGCCTCAGCTAAATCACTTTGGTTTTGGAAGTCTTATTCTGGCATTAATCGCCACGACAAACATATCCATATTAGCTTTAGTAAAAAAGGCGACCAAAACGGTAGCTGGTTTGATATCCCGATGCTAGGAGCAAATAAATGAATATGAAGAACCCATTAGTTCTTACTGCTGGAGCATTTCTCTCAGCGTGGGCTGCAAGTAATTTCGATGTTGATTATCGCGCAATCCTTTGGGCGATTTTAGCTGGTGTCTTTGGTTACGCCACACCTAAAAAGTAATGTCAGCGCAAGACTGGGCGGCTGTTGTAGCTGTTGCTCTGACCGTTATTGGTTCATTTATTGGTGCTGTGAAATGGTTGGTAAAGCATTACCTAAACGAATTAAAACCAAATTCAGGAAGTTCGATGCGTGACCAAATCACTGCGCTTGAAGCGCGTGTCGAAACGATTATCCGCATCCTAGAGAGGTAACAATTATCTCATGGCAAGAAAAGCAACTAAGGCATTAGAAGATCAAGGCTATTCACCGCTTGATGCTTTCTGCATCGGGCTGCATGAATACTACAAATCATTGAAAAAAGCAGGTTTTCCTGAGTCTGTTGCTTTGTTTATGATTACAGAGCCTCAAGCCTATCCTGCTTGGATTTTGCCTACACCAATCGATCCCGAAAAATTCGGCGATTACGAGGATGACGATGAGGATGAATGACAAAAACAAAATCTCGAATTTTGGTAATCAGCGACCTTCAAATTCCATACCATCACGAAGCAGCAGTCAAGAATCTAATTAAGTTAGTTAATCGAGAGAAGTTTGATTTAGTATTAAATACGGGCGATGAGCTAGATATGCAGGCTCAGTCGAAATGGGCGAAGGGTACGAAGTTAGAATGGGAAGGGCAGCTTGATGCTGATAGAACGCTTGCGCAGAACATACTCTGGGATTTACGCACAACAGACATTACGCGTTCTAACCATACTGATCGGTTGTACCACACATTACTCAGAGGAGCGCCAAGCCTTATAGGATTGCCAGAGCTTGAGTATCCAGCCTTTATGGATTTCAAGTCTTTAGGTATTCGTTTCCATAAAAAGCCATTTGAGTTTCATCCCAACTGGGTCTTGGTTCATGGCGATGAAGGATCGATGAATTCTAATGCAGGACTCACAGCTTTAGGTCTAGCAAAGAAATTCGGTAAATCCGTAGTTTGTGGCCATACCCATAGGGCAGGCATCAGTGCCTATTCTGAGGGCATAGCAGGCTCATACAGGACTTTATGGGGCGTAGAGGCAGGGAATGTCATGGATAAGAAGAAAGCCTCTTATTTGAAGGCTGGAGCGGCTAATTGGCAGATGTCTGTGGCCATCCTAGAGACTCATGGCAAGAACCTCTCGCCTATGCTTATTCCTATCAATAAGGATGGCTCATTCACCGTGTATGGCAAGACCTACGGATAAGCATGGATACGCTCATAACGGACATTTTTCCTGTCTATCGCACTATTGATGACTCGATGGACAATACAGAATTGTTACCATTTCGTTATCAAAATGTGCTTGATTTAGCATAAGCCTGTGCAACACTAATCCTGTAACCGATCGAGGGCATCAGTTACGGAAAGGCAAGACAATGGGCGCAATGAAGGCAGTTTATATGGACATGGCTGAGGACTTTGAAAACCTCAACGAGACATCAATGCAGTTCAAAGGCAATAACTGGGAAGCTCAGGATGGTCGCTTTGAAGGCAATGTTAATTACAATCTTGACTACATCTACTGGTTTGACAACTATGCCAATTTGATGGCAGCTCGTACTATCCTGCAAGACTTCGGCAACAGCTATGAAGTTCTATTTGACGATGCTTTAGGTCAATGGACATTAATCACTGATTATCAATCAATGTGCTGGAGCAACTAATGTCACCATTCCTCTGCTTTGTATTCGGTGTCGTTTTTACATCAATCGGTTATTACATGGGAATCACAATCGGTAGAGAACAAGGCCATAGAGATGGCTACCTGAGAGGTCGTGCAGTTTCACGACAAGAATTCTGGAGAGAATAGTGGATGCTAAAAACCTACTCATTGAAGCAAAGTCCGTCATTGAAGATCGAGGAATGGACTACGGACACCCATCGGACAATATGGCAAGAACCGCAAGATTGTGGAGTGCCTACCTTGAAATTCCAATCGAGGACTATCAGGTTGCAGCTTGTATGGTCTTGGTCAAACTCGCAAGAAGCATGGAAGGTTCAAAAGTTGATAATTACATCGACATGCTTGGATACGCAGCAATTAGTGGAATGTTAAGAACAGAGGAGAATGAGCTTTATGTTTAATCTTGATGAGTACACCACGGTTAAAGAACGCATCAAACTGTTCTGGGAAAAATATCCAGATGGCGCGATAGTCACAGAAATCTTGGACTGGAGCGACACGCGTTTTATTACCAAGACTTGCTTATATCGTCTCTGGACTGATGAGAGACCATTCGCTACAGGTCATGCAAAGGAAGAAGTTGCAGAGCGTGGCGTAAACAGGGATTTTGCATTAGAGAACTGTGAGACTTCCAGTGTGGGAGTTGCCATGAAAAATGCAAATATAGGTACAGACAAGCATGGCCCTAGTCGTGAAGAGATGATTAAGGTTACAAAGCTTCAAATGTCAAAGCCTAAAGAGTATGTGCCTGTAGAAAAAGAAGATGATCCGTGGACTATTAAGAATGTTCCAGCACCTACAACATCAGCAGAGGCGGTTGCAGTGGTGAAGGACATTATAGGGGGAACGACTGACAAAGATGTGCCGCGCTGTGCTCATGGGCCTATGCATTGGGCTCACGGAATGACGAAGGCTAATAAGCCGTGGGGTCATTTCAAGTGCATCGCAGCAGCTACAGGTGAAATGAATCGTTGCCCTAAGGGTGAAGATGTGATCTGGTACGAAATTAGTCCAGAGGGTAACTGGAGACCACAGAAGGCTAGATCCTAATGGATAACAAAGTCATTGTTAAGCATGATGCGAGAGAGACATCGAGGATTGCAGCTGAACGGATTTATCCTAAGTCAGGGTCAATACGCTTAAAGGTCTATGAGTATCTAATTAGACAAGGGCTTCGAGGAGCTACTGATCAGGAAATGCAACTGAACTTGAACTTATCTGGAGACACCATTCGACCAACTCGAATGACATTGCTCAAAGATAATTACATAATCGATTCGGGAGAAACTCGAAACAATTCAAACGGTAATCCATGTGTAGTGTGGCGTGCGGTTGATGAAGGGATGATGTTCTGATGGGCGAAATGGTAATATTTGAGGATGGCAATGCCACCGTCATGGGCGGAGAGCTCCAAGAACCGCAGGATATTGTTATCTATTGCGATCTTTGCAATGAACCTGTGGCTATTACTCCAGAAGCTAATGACAAGGTATTTATTACCTGTTTGAGATGTCACGCTGTTAGCCATATATCTTTACAAACATCAAAAGAAGATGATGAGTCAGCAGAGTCGTAAGCATCGAGGTTATGCGACTGAACGACTGGTGGCAAACTATTTGCAGCAATGGTTCATGCACGCTAGTGTCGGTCGAGGTCAAGGCAAAGATGTTCTTAATGTTCCGTTCGACATTGAGATCAAAGCGCGTAACTCACTTGACATTAAAGGGACACTTCGCCAGATCAAGGCACGCACATCCAAGTCGGGGGAATTGGGATTTGCATGCTTTAGGCTCAATGGGCAGGGAATGGCATCAGTCGAGGAGTTCGTTTGTATGTTGCCATTGGGCGATCTGGTGGAGTTATTGTTAAAAGCTGGTTATCACAGATTGCCAGTGGACATAGATTGGGAAGCCGCCATAGAACGATGCAGTGGATGTGGTGCACAAAAAATCAAATGGTGGGAGTGTAAAACCTGTGGGAAAGAAGCGACTAATGCCGATGTATGAATACCGCTGTCCAATCTGTAATACACAGATGGAGCTTGAATTATCTATGGATCACGATTTAGTCAGATGCACAGATTGTGGCGCACAAGCCAATCGCATTTACTCAGCACCTAATGTTGTATTCAAAGGTAAGGGGTTCTATAGCACAGATAAGTGATGCACATCACATATTCCATTTGTCCTAATATGTCCTAATTTAATATGAAATGAGGTCTTGACATGACCAGTACACTCAGAGGGCTAGAGCACACCAAGTGCTCAGAGCGAGCCGCTAGGCGGATAGCTCGCTCGGTAGCAATCGTGTTAGGGGGAGCTCTATGCTTCTCCGTTGTATCAGCAGCTAGTGCGACAAACGATCCAACAAAACGAATAACATCAAAACAATATGCAGCAGGTCAATTAACAGTTAAACACTATAAATGCGTTTCAATACTTTGGGGAAAAGAAAGCGCTTGGAATTGGAAAGCGGTAGGCAATCTCAATGGTAAGCAGCGTGTGTATGGAATTCCTCAAGGTAAGTCAGAGTTCCTAAGAACTGCCAGCCCACTACAACAGGTAGATTGGGGATTGCGTTATATAGGCCATAAGTTTGGTTATGTGCGTACAATAGAAGGCATGCAGCCTAATACATGCGCTGCTTTAGATCATTGGCGTAAAAGGAATTGGTATTGAACCCATCACATAGAGAGCTTGGCACTCAGCGTTGGAAAGACCAACGATTGCGTGTGCTCAAGCGTGACTCATACATCTGTCAATACTGTGGTGAAGATGCAACTCAAGTTGATCATGTAATTCCACGGAGTCGTGGCGGTGGCCATGAATTAGAGAACCTTTTGGCTTGCTGTGCCAAGTGCAACACGCTTAAGGGCGCTAAAGAAGGGCTTTTTTTAGGCAGAGGTTCTACCCCCCCTGTCTTTTCGGGCAATCTCTCTCCAAAACAGTCCAAGACGATGCAAGACAGTCCATTTACGCTCAGACCTGATTCGAATCAATGACAGATAAACCCAAAAAGAAACAGCCGCTACGAGGGGCAACAGAACCGAGGCTTCATAGCCCATATCTCAAGGGCAAATCTCTCATCGGTGATGTTGAAGATATTTGCAAGATAGTTGGCATCCCTTTATTGCCGTGGCAAAAATTTGTTTTAACTGACATGTTGCGCGTGGACAAAAAAGGGAAATTTATTAGGCGTACCTGCCTTGCCTTAGGAGCACGCCAGAATGGCAAAACTCACATGGTGAGAATGTTGATATTGGCTCACTTGCTTAAATGGGATAGTAAGAACATTCTGATTATGTCCTCTAATAGAAGCATGGCTTTGGACACTTTTAGGCAGGTTTGTCATTTACTAGAAAACAATGATCACTTAAAAAGTTTTGTTAAGCAGATCCGTTATGCCAATGGCACTGAATCGATAGAGATGCTTGATGGCACTCGATTGGATGTTGTAGCTGCAACCAGAGATGGATCGCGTGGTAGAACAGCAGATTTCCTTTACATTGACGAACTTAGAGAAATTACAGAAGAAGGTTATCGAGCAGCGATACCAACTACACGCGCTCGGCCTAATGCTCAAACATTATTAACATCTAACGCTGGAGATGCCTTCAGTACAGTGTTAAATGACATGAGAGAAAGAGCTATGGATTATCCGCCTAAGTCTTTTGGTTTTTATGAGTATTCAGCTCCTCAATACTGCAAAATAGATGATCGCAAGGCTTGGGCTATGGCTAATCCAGCATTGGGTTACACAATCACCGAAGAAGCTATTGAAGAAGCGATAGCCACATCGCCGATTGAAAATACGCGCACAGAAACGCTTTGCCAGTGGATTGATAGCCTTTCAAGTCCGTGGCCTCATGGAATTTTAGAAGATACATCGGATAGCACATTAGAAATGACCGCTGGGGCTTATACTGTGTTTGGTTTCGATGTCAGTCCGTCACGGCGCAATGGATCATTGGTCGCAGGACAAATTTTGCCAGATGGGCGGATTGGCATTGGGATCTTGGAGACTTACAGCTCTCAAGTAGCCATTGACGAGTTAAAGATGGCTGCAAGCATTAAAGGATGGGCTGACATCTATAAACCTCGCTTAGTCTGCTTCGATAAATACGCTACACAGACTATTGCAGACAGACTTGCTCAAAGTGGCGTAATGGTCGAGGATGTATCGGGTCAGCAGTTCTATAAGGCCTGTGGTGACTTATTAGAAGGTTTAGTCAATCACCGAGTAGTCCACAATGGGCAATCTGAGTTAATTCAACAGATGAATAACTGTGCAGCTAAAGTCAATGACTCTGCGTGGCGCATTATTAAACGCAAGTCAGCTGGAGACATTTCAGCACCTATTGGTCTAGCGATGGTTGTATCTAAGTTAATGTTGCCTCAACCTAAGCCACAAATTTATACCTAGACACACCCATATTGTTTGTCTAATTACTTGACAAATGGTATCCTTTATGTCTATGGGTATCTTTAGCAGATCAGAAGCTCCTAAAAAGGCTAACTCGCTTCTTGCGCAATACGCACCAACCATTATGGGCGAGAATCTAAACTCTCTCTATAACTACATCCTGCCTCGCGTTAATCGTAACGAGGCGATGTCTGTACCTTCTGTCGCTAGATGCAGAAACCTTTTAGCATCTGTTGTAGCTGATCTGCCAATGAATCTTTATCGCAATTCAACTGGCGAAGAACTAGGTAATCCTCTCTGGGTAGATCAACCAGCAATCAATCAACCTCGTTCTGTAACAATGGCATGGACAGTAGATTCTTTGTTGATGTACGGGGTTGCTTATTGGCAAGTAACCGATGTTTATGAGGAAGATCAGCGCCCACGCAGATTCCAGTGGATTCCAAATGTTAAAGTAACTTTTACAACTGATCTTTATGGCACAACTGTTACTCAATATTTTATTGATGCAGTTGCAGTACCTATGTCTGGTCTTGGCAGCATTGTCACATTCCAAGCATTTGATGAGGGCATCCTCGAAAGAGGAAGCGAAACTATCCGCGCCGCGATTGATCTCCGCAAAGCGGCTGTGATAGCAGCATCTACTCCAATGCCTTCAGGTGTTATTAAAAACAATGGTGCAGATTTAGATCCTAAAGAAATTCAAGGATTGTTAGCAGCTTGGAAAAACGCTAGACAAAATCGTGCAACTGCTTATTTAACTTCTACTTTGGAATACACTCCATCATCATTTTCACCTAAAGACATGATGTACGATTCTGCGCAGCAATTCCTTAGTACCGAAATTGCCAGATTGTGCAACATCCCTGCTTACCTATTATCAGCAGAGATGAACAACTCAATGACTTATGCAAATGTATTAGATGAGCGCAAGCAATTTTTCTCATTCAGCGTTGCGCCTTATGTAAATGCGATTTCTCACAGACTCAGCATGGATGATATTACCGCCAGAGGAAATTCTGTGCGCTTCGATGTCGATTCATCTTTCCTAAAGACTGATCCAATGGAAAGACTGCTAGTGCTTGAGAAGATGCTATCTCTAGGCCTAATCACAGTTGAGCAGGCTATGGAAATGGAAGATTTAACACCAAACGGAAGTGAAGGAATCTAATGACAAACATCCTTACATTCTCTGCTGAACTAACTGCCAATGTAGAAGAACGCACAATCTCAGGCAAAATAGTTCCAGCAGGTACAGGCGAAATCGGTAACACATCGGCTGGCCGAGTGGTCTTTGAGAAGGGTGCTATTGCACTTCCAGAAGATCCTAAGACAATCAAACTACTTAACCAACACGACATGAGACAACCTTTAGGAAAAGCAACAAGTTTTTCAGAGGATTCACAAGGAAACATTTTTGGCAGCTTCAAGATTTCTCGTTCTAATCGCGGAACGGAAGCACTTATCCTTGCAGAAGAAGGCTTACAGTCTGGATTATCTGTAGGAGTAGAAGTTATTAAGTCAAAGAACAAAGGCGGCGTGATGCATGTTTCCGCTGCTAAATTGTTTGAAGTTTCATTAGTTACAGAGCCAGCTTTCAAGTCTGCTCAAGTAATTGATGTAGCAGCTGAGTCAGATGTAGAAGCTGCAACAAGCACAAAAGAAAAAACCACAACAATCAATACGACAATCGTAGAGATTGAAACCGAAACAGAAACCGAAAGCGAGACAGCTGTGGAAAATACTCCAGAGACAGTTGCAGCACCAGCAGTAGAAGCAGCAGCGGTTGAAGCTGCTCGCC